CATTATTCTAAAAATTATAAAAATAGAATTTCTAACAGAGTATATTTACCATATGACCCAAAATATGTAAAAGATTGGTTTAAACATAAAGATGAAGATGGAAGAAAATATCAAAGAAGAATGAGAGGAAGAGACGAAAAAGGTAATGTTATTTGGGTAAAACAGTATTTAGATGAGAGTAAGGGAGTTCCCGCATCTACTGTTTGGACAGATATAAAACAAGTTTATGCAGATCCAAGAGCATATAAAAGCAGTCAAAAGAAACATTCAGAAATCTTAAATTACGATACACAAAAACCAGAAAAATTACTTCAAAGAATTATAAAAGCATCTTCGAATGAAAATTCAATTATAGGGGATTTCTTTGCGGGTAGTGGTACTACAGGTGCCGTAGGTGAAAAATTAGGAAGAAAATGGATATTATCCGATATTGGTAAACCCGCATGTATGGTTACTAGAAAGAGATTGATTGATCAAGATTCTAATCCTTTCCTTTTCCAATCGATTGGTGATTATCAAAAGGAACAGTATGAAAAATCTGAATTCCGTACTATAAGGGATTTAGCCCATGTTGTAATTCATTTATACGGGGCTGTCCCATTTCCAAATAAAGAAGGACCTTCTAATGCAGGATACATCAAACAAAGTAGAACGCTTGTAGTTGTTGATTCTCCTTCTAAGATGACTGGTTATAATACTCTAAGACGAGCTCAGGAGTTTAGGAATAGTTTTGCTGGTGGTTGGAAGAAGGTTGTAGTGTTAGGTTGGAATTTTGTTTCTGATATTGGTCAGATTATCAGTAGTTTTAATGATAAAAACCTAGAAGTTCTTGTTATTCCACCTGATTTGTTAGATATGCTTAAGTCTAAAGCAAAATATAGGAAGCTTATTGATTCTGGTAGGATTAAGTTCTCTTCTCTACAATATCTTACGGTTAAACCAGTTCGAAAAGCAGATTATGATAAAAATAATCATAAACTGATTGTTGAGTTAGATAATTATGTTCTGCTTTCGCCTGATGCTTTGCCTTTGGATGATAAGAATAAAGCTAAGTTGGAAAAGGTTATTTCTGAGGATCCGGTTAGTTTGATTGAGTATTGGAGTATTGATCCTGATTATGATGGTGAAGTTTTCCGTAGTAAATGGCAGGATTATAGGGAAAATGTGGATAATGATAATGATCCTTATAGAGTAATTCGTAAAGCTGAATTGATAATTCCTAAGGAGATTAGGAAAAGGAAAATCTGCGTTAAGGCTGTTGATGTGTTTGGTTTTGAAAGCGCTAC